GTCAGTTCCACCGGTGCCACCGCAGATCTCAGAAGGCCTGCGGTTCACCACCTGGTTTGACAGGACTAGTCCTGCCATCCCGGAAGACCTACGTTCCTTTGTAGAAGGGACGCATGTCTATTGCACAAAGCAAGTACCAAGCGTGCTTGCGATGTGCAGAACGCGGAACCCCACCCTCAAAAAGAAGTTGGGAGTTGCCGTACGTACTGGTATTCCTGTGGAGTACCAGCGCGTTGATAAGCCCGTGAATGAGTTTCACGAACTTATCCCTGAACTTGACCTTGGGCTAATGCAGCACAACGTCAAGTACTTCGATCCTCAGCTCCAGGAGCTGGTGACGGAGAAGAGCTGGAAAGAGGAGATCCCCCGTCCAGACTCTGATTTTGAGGCGAACCCGAAGTGCGGGTATCGCCCAAAGTACAGCGATCCGTTCGCAATCATTGCAGGACGGACACTGGCCGATCTCTTGGGCATGAAAGCCCCCGAGACCGTTGTTTGGCCTGGAGACGGCATTCGCCTTCAGGACAAGCTACCCGCTTACCTCCTTGACGAGGAGATAGCCGGAAGGAAAATCACGAATACATTTCGTTTTCATGAGATTCCGCAGATTGCACAGAAGATGCATCTGCTTCTGGAGCATACGTTCTGGGGACGTAAGCTGTCAGAGCTCGCACGACTCCGTCCGAAGGACGAGGCCGACGAGAGCGCAATGCGCAACAGTGTCGAACGGGCAAAAGCCGTGCGTCACTGGTCAACAGTGTTGATCCAGAGGATCAATCATCTGCTGCAAGGACTGGGAGATCCGCTGTGGACTTCCAAGATCCGGAAGACCGTCTACTCAGACTGGAGTCCGAGGAGTACGATCCATCGTGCGAAGAGGTTTGTTGAACTTCTTCGTACGATTGACGGAATATTCATACAAAGATATATGAGCGTTCCGGAAGAGAGGTGGACATGGGACAAATATGACATGTTCACTCTCAAGAACATCAGCGCCATGATTGGTGATGAGTTCTACGATGGCGAGTTAGCCGAGAGCTACCACAACATCGTAACTCGCTATGCTGAGCTCAAGAAGCTCCGCAAGCGATTTAAGGATCTCTCTAACCGTAACCAGTTGGAGAGTTTCCTGGCAGACAAGGCGGAGCAGATCGCTGCCACGCCTCGCTGGTTGAACGATTGGATGCCGATCTGGC